GGGTCTTTAATTGTATTCAGCTCACGAAGGTTTAGCTTCATATACGAGTACACCGTTGAATAAGGTTACATCTGGTGGTAGCACAGTTGAGAACTGTAGCTTGTCAACGACTTTATCAGTTATCAACATATCGTGATAATCAAAGTTATAATTTGTCGCTCCGCTCTGAACAATCAGTCGTTGTGCATCTAGAATAAAAACTGATGTTTTAGACATCATCTCTTCAAATTGTTCATGCGGTTTTGTTGGTTTATCATCAACAAAGAAATCAACTTCTCTTGGTTCAATAACTTTATTATGCTTTAGATCCATTGGATGTATATAAGCATCATAAGGTGCTGACATCGTCAAATATGCTGATGTTATTGATTCAATTGCTGTCGGATCTGATGTTCTCAGTTTCATTGGACCATCAATAAAAACTGGTTGCATATTCTGAACTTGCCCCATTAAACCTTGGTAGAATCTTCCATGTAGTAAATCGTCTACGTTGTATCTGTTAACCCCTTGCGGTCTATTGAATATTATATTATCTTTTCTTACATATACTGATGACCTGCCAAATCTTCTTGGATACGGGAGTAACAATGCTCCTTTACCAATTCCATGATGTGAAGTCGGCACATTATCGAATGCAGTTCTCAATATGTCAATTAATCTATTTACGAGTGCATATGTTCTCGTATTCCTTATCTCATTTACGAGTAATCTATCTGATAGGATTGTAGTTAGTGATGCTGAAGGTATTTTCGTGATAGCTTTAATCGTCTCAGTAGGTGTTTCAACTTTTTCCAGAAACGTATCTTTTTTTGATACCGATCTATTTCCATCATTTTTCAGGACTACATATGTCGTTACATTTTCAATTGCCTCTCTCTCTGCATAATTCACTCTTCTCACCTCATCAGCGAATGCTAACATGGCTCCCCAATCGAAATTGTCTGGCGCTTTATTTATTCCCATAATTATTGACAGGAAACCTGAAACTGGTATTTTAACACGTAATCTTTCATCTCTCATATTTTGGTTCAGTTGTCCAATATCCGCCGAATATGGCAGAAATTCCATAATTCGAGCTACTCTTTCTACATTAAACTGTATCAGTCTAATTAGTGGCATAATATTATTTGAACACATGTCTTTCATCGATTTAATCAGCTTTCTGAAAGAATTTGCCGCTATCTGTCTACCAGGATTTGGATTTCTTTGTGCTGCGGCTGAGATACCACTTAACAGGCTATTCATTGCCATATATGCCTGATCATTTACATTTACAGGGTCTATATTTGGTAACATGATGTCGGTTTGATAATCCACCGTTTGTGTCCTTTGGAATATGGCCCATGGTCTTCTGAGTAATACGTATCTCATATAATTTATTATGTCTCTATTCAAATTACCACCTCCTAAATTGACGTGAGCTTCAAATGCATTAGTAGCTCCTGTCCTTTTAACGAAAGTTGGCCTTTCAGTTGCCCAAGCTATCAATTCATTAAAAACTAAATTGCAAAGATCATCAAACACCATTCCTGACATCATTCCATCATCAGTTGGTAGTATAATTAACGCAATTGCAGCTGATATAGCTGCTCCAAAAGATGATTGATTCCCGGTTAGTTCAATATCCATTCTGAATATTGTCATATTTAGTATTGCCGATAGCGTTTGCTGTGCTGAGGCTACGTTAATAGTAGATAGTGCAGATGTAGTTGCATCTGCCACCGTAAACTGGATTTCCGCTGATCTATAAATGGCGTCTTTTGCATTTTCAATTGATTCAGAAAAGACATTTGTTCTCCATAATCTATTGACCATCGATACTGAGTTTAGTATTCTTGATCTATAAACATAAGGTGACAATACGCATATTCTTGCTAAGACACGTGACCGTACGTCTGCAATCACTGTATGATCTCTATCAACTCGAATTTTTGGCGCAACTGCATATCCATCCGCTGCAATCATTTGATATCTAGTCATCACATCAGCTAAGTTTTGTGTTTCATATGTGTTCATATCAACTGCTGCTAGAATTTGGTCATCCACTGGATGTAGTCTCAAAGATACCGTTGCTCTTCTATTCACCCCATCTATGGTGACATTGTCAAACTCGACATCTCTTCTTCTATTGTCAAATGCTCTATTAGTTCTATCTACTACAATATTATAATATTTCATTTGATCGAATGATGTGCATATTGTATTTTGTATATTCAATGGATTAGTCTCTTTATTCAATCCTGACATGTAATTAACGTTTGGCATTTGTTTCCTTAACACCATAGCCTTCTCCAAAAAGTAATTTCTAAAGTATTTAATATCTTCATTCTTTATATCCTTAAAGAAATCTGATGTATAAAGTACCTCTTCTGGTCCTTCTTGATCAGACACTTGATCCCTATTCGACAAAAATATCATCTTCTCCATCCTTAAGTCTGCTATTGGCTTATAGTCTTGTATTGGTTTAAATTCTATTTCTATTGGTTTGAGTGTCGTAGTTTGTTCAGGTATATACACTGAGTAAGTATCATTCTCAGTATCAACAAATAATATTTTGGAATTTATTTGTCTTATTGTCAATATATCTTTTGTTAATTTACTATCTGGATCTGAATTACCAAGTACATTATCTCTTAGTCCGCCTTCGTCCCCTTTACTGTTATTGATTTTCTCTTTCTTTCCAGATTCATTATCCTTTCCTTTTTCCTGATTTTGATTATCATCGTTTTTACCGCTTTCCTCCTTTTTATCGCTCACATTCTTACTTTCTTTCTTTTTATCTTCAATATTTTTTATCAGTACATCAATTTCTTTTGTTGCAATTCGTTTTGCGCTAAATTGTACTTTCAATTTTTTTAGTAAATCAATATCCAAGTCTTCAACTGTATCTTTAATATCGTTGACTAACTGCTTAGCTATTACTATTATCTTCTTTTTATCATTCTTTGCTTCATCGATTGCTTTAATCGCATCTGAAATTAAACCTTCGGGATCCATAACGCTGAAAATATGCC